CTGGCAAACCAAGAATGGTCTTAAGGATCTCCATTGCTTGTCCATCTTTGATGCAGAAGCGGAGGACATGAAGTCCTTCAGTAACGTAGCAGGTAACATCCAAGAGGGCTTGGACTTGCTGGCATCAGCGGATTTCATCTGTGGTCACAACTCCATCAAGTTTGACATCCCCTGCCTTAACAAGTTGTTTGGGTTCACGCACAAGGGTGTCCTTGATACCTTGGTGATGGCCGCTTGTATCCACCCTGACGTTAAGAACGACGACTACAACCGAAAGGATTTCCCCAAGGATCTCATTGGTCGTAACTCGTTAAAGGCGTGGGGATACCGCATTGGGGAATACAAGGGTGACTTCGGTGCAACAACCGATTGGTCAGCTTGGTCTCAAGAGATGCAGGATTACTGTGAGCAAGACGTAAAGGTTACCGCTAAGTTGTTCCGTTATCTTACCCTTAAGAAACCCTCAAGGCAGATGCTGTATTTGGAGCACGACTTCGCATACCTAATGGCTGTTCAAGAGAACAACGGTTGGCCATTCAACATGAAGAAGGCAGAGGAACTCACGGCAAAGCTTATGGCAGCTCGTGGTGTTCTTCAGAAACAACTTCAAGAAGCATTCCCCCCAACAGTTGAAGAGATGAAGTCCTCCATGGGATGGGAAGTTGAGGGAGTCCAAGGGGCAACCAAGAAGGAACTAGGAGCCACCCTAAAGGAACTTGGAAAACGTCCCGCTGAAGTTACAAGTTTGTTGAAGCTTGCGACCAAGTTGGACAACAAGAAAAAGGAAGTCCTGTTCAACCCTAACTCCCGCGACCAGATCGCAGAGCGCCTAATGGAACTTGGATGGAAACCAACAGCCTTTGAAGGGAAGCGCCCAGCCATCAACGAAGCAGTCCTTAGGGAGATCAATCTGCCACAAGCGGATCTCTTGTGCGAGTACCTGTTGCTTGCCAAGCGCCTTGGTCAGGTGGCTGAGGGTAAACAAGCGTGGCTTACCTTGGCCCTTGAGGGACGCATCCATGGCGAAGTGGTAACCAATGGTGCCGTAAGCGGTCGCTGTACCCATAGGAATCCTAACGTAGCTCAGGTTCCCGCAGGTCGCGCTCCGTTTGGCAAGGAATGCCGTGAGTGCTTTGAGGCTCCTGAAGGTAAGGTGCTTGTGGGTGCAGATGCGGCTGGCCTTGAGCTTCGGTGCTTGGCTCACTATCTGTTCCAATGGGACAAGGGAGCATACGCCAAGACTATTGTTGAAGGAGACATCCACACAGCAAACCAAAGGGCAGCAGGACTGGAGACTCGTGACCAAGCCAAGACGTTCATCTATGCGTTCCTGTACGGTGCTGGAGATGCCAAGATTGGTTCCATTGTCGGTGGATCATCCCGTGAAGGAAAGAAACTCAAGGCTGACTTCATGCACCGAATACCAGCCATCGGTAAACTCAACACCATTGTCCAACAACACGTTACAAAAAGTAACACCTTGAAGGGCATTGATGGTCGCATCCTTCCTTGTCGTTCACCTCACAGCGCCTTGAACCTTTTGTTGCAATCGGCGGGTGCTGTCCTAATGAAACAAGCGCTTGTGACGTTCTCAAGGATGGCCATTCATCCCTACGAGTTACACGGTAATGTACACGACGAAGTTCAATTCTCCTGTTCACCTGAACACGCTAATGAACTTGGAGAGGCATTTATTAAGTCGTTGAAAAAAGCAGGCAATATTCTCAACTTTAATTGCCCTGTTGACGGAGAGTTTAAGATCGGAAACAACTGGGCAGAAACACACTAAGAAAATATGAAAGCACTTATTGACGGCGACATGATCCTTTATCGTTCTTGTTTCTCAGCAGAGACGGAGATCCGATGGGACGACGACATCTTCACGGTACACAGCGACTTCAGTGAACTTAAGAAATCCTTTGTAGGACTCATCGACTACATCCAAGAGGAACTTAATGCCTCTGAGATTATCGTATCGTTCAGCGACAGGCTTACCTTTCGTCACCAGATGTACCCATTGTACAAGGCCCAACGCCAAGGCAAGAGGTCACCACTGGGGATCAATGATCTTCGGGAGTGGGTCTGTGACAGCTACGACATTGCCTTCTGGAATAACATGGAGGCCGACGATGTCCTTGGGATCATGGGTTCCATGGATCAAGAAGGGTCAATCATTGTGAGCGCCGATAAGGATTTCGAGACTGTTCCTTGCCAGTGGTTTAACTTCCTTAAAGGGGAACTCAGAACAATCACTCCTGAACACGCTCGTAAGTTCCACCTCATGCAAACAATCATGGGTGACAGCACTGACAATTACTTTGGTATCAAAGGTGTTGGACCTAAGACAGCCGAGAAGCTCTTAGAGAAAGACGGCTATACATGGGAGACAGTTGTGAAGGCTTACGAAAAAGCTGGACTCACTGAGGATGATGCACTAATGAATGCGCGGTTGGCTTACATCCTCCAACACCAAGACGTAGATCACGAAACAAAAACCATTAAAAACCTATGGACACCCCAAACCACATGACCACCGCAGCTTACTACAAAGGATTCAAGGCTGACCCAAAGCTCCCAGACACAGGAGAACGCTCCGAGTTCAACACGGGTGCAGTACGAGATGCTTCAAAGGGCAAAGGGATTCCTTCGGCTATCCCTGTGCGTTCGTTACGGAAGCTTGCCAAGCGTTTTGAAGACGGCGCTGCGAAGTACGAGCGTGACAACTGGAAACAAGGGATTCCTTTGAGTCGCTATGTGGACAGCTTGTATCGCCACCTGTGGGCATTCATGGATAACGACGATACCGAGGATCACCTTGGGGCTATCATCTGGAACGCCGTGTGCCTCAGTGAGACGATGGATATGATAGCTGACGGGGATCTTCCCATTGATCTTGAAGACATTTAACGCACTATTAGGAACCACAATGGATTCATACACAGTATTCCCAATGATTCCCTCAGGTCTTATCAAGGCTCTTGAGGATCGGTTTCCACAAAAGGACTTCACCCCTAGTGACACTTATCGAGACATCGACTACCACTGCGGAGCGCGGAGTGTCATTAAATTTCTTCAGCAAACTTATGAAGATCAAAACGAAAATATCCTAAACTAAAAAATAATATGTGTTTCTCTGCTCCTAAGACGGCTGCTCCTGCGCCAACACCCCAAGCTCCTCCTCCACCGACTCCCGTTGCTGAGGCCGTGAAACCCGTCGAGATGCCTACCGAAGCTAAGAAGCGCACTGCGGGTATCTCGTCGCTTATCATCCGTCGTCCCACGGTTTCCACTGGTAGCTCCAGCATGGGAGCCAGCGTTAACTACTAAAACTTATGGCTACTTTTAATTACTCCCGTACCGTTGCCTTCGCTGAACTCACAGGCGGCGCACTTAACATTGATGTTGTCGGTAACGGTAAACCTTCGGGCTTTGCCGTGGCTGGAACATTCTCTGGTGGAACCGTAAAACTCCAACAGCTTATTGGTTCAACCTATGTTGACCTTGGTACTGAAACAACCCTGACTGCCAACGGTGGTGGATTGTTTGTGACTCCTATTAGTTCGCTTCGTGTTGCAATCTCAGGAGCCTCTGCTGGTTTCTCTGTGACTGTGATTATTAAACCCATTGAACTTTAAGCGGCATGGCGCGTCACCGAAAGCTTACCCAGAAATTTGCTGGTTTCCCAATGTTTAAGTTGGGGACCAGTGGAGATACATTTCCAATTACTTCTCCGTTTACTTCGGGGTTTACTGGAACATTAACTCCAGAAGCCAAGGCGTACAAAGCCGCTTATGGAATTTCAAATGCTGCCGCGACGAGGATCTCCAACTTCTTTACGGGACTTTCCGATATTGGCATCAGAAGCAATTTTCTTGATGGCGCGATTCTTAGAGCAGATTCTCAACCGGTTTCTGGCGGTACGATTCCATCACTTCTTGGGTTGTCTAATCTTACAATGACAGGTTCTCCTTCAAGATTGCGAAACGGAATATATTTTAATGGAAGCTTACAATACGCAACAGGCAACATTGTCTCTAGCTCTGGAGCGAGAACCTTAGTGGGACTACATTGCGGGACCCTTGATAATGTTAACACAACTGCTCAACCAATTTTTCGCTTTTCAAACGGACTAACTGCCACAAATTTAGCAATGGTCAATAATGGCACATCGTTTGGCCAAGCACAAAGCTTTGTATCCACATTGCGTACGACTACCGGAAATCCCGGTTGGGCTCGTAATACCACAAGCATTGCAAGTGTTTCAATTCGAGACGATGCAGCAGTTGGAGTTTCTTCATTTTCAATGCGAAGACTGAACACTGTTGGTGGAACTACGTATACCAGAACATCTACACAAGGCGAAGTTTCTCACACGCTTAACCGCATGAGAATGTGTCTGTTTTCTAATAATGGAGAGACAACAGTGTATAGCAGCATTGAGAGAACAATCCCAGCGTGGTTTCTTTTTTCTAAGGCTCTTTCCGATTCCGAAGAGAATAATCTACAGACATTGATTGGCCAAACCGTGCTTCCCAAATGGAGATATGTATTTGAAGGAGATTCAATTCAAGCAAGTTATATTGGTGGTCGCTATTCTGACAAGGGTGTTTGGAAGGGCGCAAATTTATCTACTGTCAATGTTGCTGTTGGGGGTGCTGGAGCCGTAGAGCGAGCTGCCGCCATTGGGGGCAATGGTCTAACCACAACCAATGTTGCAAATGATATGCCAACTGTAATTGACATCGCTGCTGGAACAAATGATCTTGGAAACTACTCAGCGGCAGCGCGGTCAGTATCAACCATACATTCAGCACTCAGAACCTTGTGGTCATTTGTTCGTAGCACAAACCCAAGCGCGTTAATCTGTGGTTCTACTGTAATGCAGTCAAGCTACATAACCGCTCAAGGCAGAGAATCAGACAGAGTCACCTTAAACAATCTGATTAAGGCCGATGAAGGAATTTACTACGATGTTCTTTTTGATAAGGACGCATGGACGCTTGAGATGACAGCATCTCGACCAGTTTACACTGACGCAGCAATATTTGTACAGGATGGTGGTGGTGCAGCCGTGCATCCGACAAACACTATTGGTGGTGGTTCTGATCAGCTACTAGTTTACATGACCGCTGTTCTTGAAACAAAACCCGTGATTCCATGATACTTGAGATTTCAATACCCCGCCCTGAGTTCAACCCTGACGTTCCAAGTGTTTTCTGGGCATAACAACCATTATGAAACTTACAATCGAAGCTAAGATCAAATGCAAGATGTGTGGTAAATCCTCTTGTAACGGATGTAAGAAGAAAGGAAAGAAGTAACAATGCCCACTAAAAGTAAAGCCCAAGTAGGCTACCTTCTTTCCAAGGGAACTCCATTGTCCATTCCTCAAAAGAAAAAGCTTCTCAAAGAGTTGCATTCAGGCAAAGTAAAAGTTGCCAAAGACAAGAAATAACATGACAGCTCAACAAACCTATTCCCGACTTGAAGGTCTCCGCTATTCCTATTTGGATCGCGGTCGTACCTCGTCGAAACTTACGTTGCCCTATGTGCTCCCCGAAGAATCCTTTGGGCCACACAGTCGGCTTAACACCCCCTTTCAGAGCGTTGGTGCTAGAGGAGTAAATAACCTCGCCAGTAAATTACTGTTAGCACTCCTACCACCCAACGCTCCGTTCTTTCGTCTGCAAGCAGACACCGCTGAACTCGCCAAGAATGGAACCCCCGAGGAAGTCCTTAGTGAGATTGA